ATACCGTCTTTGCTAGGGGCTGCGGTTTTTACTGGACCCATTTTGCCCGCTACACCAAGACCACCTTTCGACATCTTTTTCATTTCATTACTCCTTAGATTTGTTAAGAAACTTCTGAACAGTTTTGGTTTCCCAAATGCGTATGCCTGTCCAGATAATAGTAAACAGTGCTGCGATAGCCGGTAGTGTTTCCATCAGCGTACCTAGTACTGTTATAACGGATAACGCATCGACCGCGTGTTTAGTAGCTTCGTGATTGTCTAACATTTCCACGCCCTCAAAGATTTATTGATACGGCTGTTTGGATCATTTGCTGTTTTCGCAGATGTAAGCTTCTTTTTCATCCCTGACATACGGGCGCAGAATGATTTTTTCCGACTTCCGCCTTCCGGCTGGGGAGCTTTCAAATTCATTCCTTGCGCTTTTGCGGAGGCTCTCCCTTTGGCGTTCAAACCGCCTTTGGGATTCTTGCCCTCTTTGCGTTGCCATGCGGGCGACTTAGCCATAGAACACCACAATAGTTGCGGATGACAGCGTAGCGTGAACATCCGTGTTGAACTTGATGCCTTCGCCGGGAAACATAATATGCTCTGAACCCGCCGCTGCTGGTGCTGTAAATGAAAAACGAGTAGTACCACTTGTCCCACCATCTTTTAGGACAACAGTGCCACCACTAGCGTAGCTAACAGTAACCGCTTTTACACGAGTAGTATCAGCATACGCAGTGTTAGTTGAAGTTACCTGTGCTGACTTAACGTCTGTTTGCATCATAATTAATCTCCTAATGTGTTAATGGGGCCTAAGCCCCAGAGATTAATTAAGCAGCCAGAATAGCGGTAGATATAGCAATCCACGGAGCAGCTTCATTACCGTTACCACCCCACTGAACAACAGTACCAGCGGCTATAGTTACTTCAGCTGCGCCAGAGATTGTCTGTGCGCCGTAACCTTTTAACTTATGAGCAACTGCGCCATAGTTAGTTACGCGACCTTGGATACCGTTGTAGTTAACGTCAGCAGGTTGCTGAGTTAAGTTAAATTCGCCGCTAATTACTTCTGGGAGAACCAGAGTAGCTTCAGTAGATGGACCGCCATCGGCAGGGGAAAGAATAACTACGTTAGCACCAGCAGGAATATTTACTTCACCACCAACAACATCAGTATCAAAAATGTAGAGGACTGGTTCCATAAAACCAGCAAGCGACCGCCATGGGCCAGATACGGTAGACATACCCATAATGATTTCTCCATACAGAGTTAAGTTTATTAGTCTTGTATGCGTCTGCCGGGACAGTCTAATAAACCGGATATTCCCGGAATGTTGTTGTTATACCAGAGTTATAATAAAATGCAAGCGCTTTTAATTAACTAGCGTTAAAAGGCTTATATGCCAGTCAAAGATAAAGAAAAAAAGAAAGAAATAGCTAAACGGCATTACGCTAAACATACCGCTAAAATTAAAGCCGCAACAAAAATTGGTAAAGAAAAATACAGACAAAAATGGCGTGACTATAAAGCAACTTTATCGTGTGTACAGTGTGGAGAAAACCACCCAGCAACCTTTGATTTTCACCATGTTGTTAGATCAAAAGACAATAAAAAAGTTAATAAGTTACTTACAAACGGCAATTACAAAGGCGCATTAAAAGAAATAGAAGAACGCTGTATTGTCCTATGCGCAAACTGTCATCGTAAGTTACACGACGCAGAATACCAAGCAAAGAAAAAGAAAAAGGAGGCCGAAGCCTCCTTAGATTACGCAGTTACTTCTTCAAACTCATAATACTCTGCTTCTTCATCCCACTCGAACCAGTCATCAGCATCTTCGTCGTAGAAGTACCAAACTTCTGATTCTTCATCAAACCACCAAGCTACACCATCTTCATCGTACTCGACGCCGTCTTCATCATCTTCGTACTCTTCGTACTCAACGTCGTCAAATAATTCTTCGTACTCACATTCAAAAATAATAGTTACGTGCATAGTGTTCTCCATAGCAAAAAAGCAACCGCCCCCGGCTGCCATCTAATACTATGCCATAAATATTACAGCCATAAAACAAGCTACATGCGCTCTATAAGCTCGTAAGCACGTAGTTGGCGGCGTAATTTTGCTATTTCAGCATCACGTTGGTCCAGCTTTTTTTGTAGGCTTTCGCTTATTTCATATACATTAGTAACGTTTTTGACGCGATCCGCATGGTCTTGGAACATCATTTTATATAGACGTTCTGACGACTCAATCTGTTTCTGTATAAAAATATTCATATCTACCTCACTAAATAAAAGGGGGCCGAAGCCCCCTCTCAATAAAACGCTATTACGCGCCTTGTGAACCGTACATACCGAGTGGATCAGACCAACCGAATGAATAACGCTCACGAGACTTGTAACGTACGTTACCAGTATCAAAGTCGCCGTCCATTGAGTTGCTCAAAGGTGTACGTACAAAATGCTTCATACCGTTTGGAACGTCGGTTGTTAAGAACCAAGCGTTTGGATCGGTTAAGAAGTTATTGACGGTATAGCCTTCTGGGATTGAACCATTGTTCTTGATAGCGTTGATATCGTTATCAGTTGTACCAACACGGAGGCTGGTCTCTAATAGACGAGTAGAAACGAATTGCAGAGCAGGTGGAACAACCAATTTCTTAGGCTTAGCAGCGATCAACAGACCACGTTCATCAGTCCAAGCAGCGATCTGAATAACAGCGTTTTCCAACGAAGTTTCGTTCAAGTCAGCAGGAGTTGATGGGATGTTGCTGTTTACACCACCAGAGATCAAAGGATGCGATGCGCTGAACAAAGGCACATTATCACCACCGTAGTATTGCGCGGAGTTAGTGAAGCCGTTGTTTAGTACAGAAGCAGCTTTAACTTGCTTGGTGTACGCCATAGCACGAGCCAAAGCTTTGGTATAACGAGCTGATAACGAGTCATACAAGTTATCTTCGATTGCTTCTTCAGTTAAGCTGAAGCCCAAAGCGATGGTTTCGTGGTTGTATCGTGCTGTCCATGCTTCTTGAGCATTGTCATAAGCGATGGCTGAGCCTTCGTTTTTAACAGGTGCTGCTGAGAAACCAGACAGTTTTGTTTCTTCTTCGAACGAACGCTCGGAAGTCTCTGTTTCGTAGACTTCTTTGTGTTGTTCACCGTAAGTAGCATACTCCATACCAAACAATGCGTTTAGGCCGGGGAGCAGCTCTTTCAATAGTTGTGCGCGTGAAATTGCCATGATCTAGCTCCTTATACGCCAGTTGAGTTGTTGTACTGGTGCATAGTTGCGTTTATCTTGACGATAAATTCAACAAAAGCGTCAGCGCCTGTTGCGGTATCTCTAACCACATCAATAATACGGATGGGAAGAGTGTTTGTAGTTGCCTGAGTTCCCTCATCAATTGCTACTTTGGAATTACCAGTAGTGGTAGAACCAGCATTTTGGATTAGCGCGATATTGTTACCAATAGCGGATTTACCCATTGCGGCAATAACAGTAGTACCAGAGCAGGAAGCCACTTGGAACAGTGTGTCAGGGTCGTCTGCAACCACAGCAAAAATTTGCGAACCAGACTTAATAGCCTGACTTGCTGGGTAGTACTGCTGTTGCTGCACTTGACCAGTAGAAGCATTAACAAACTGGACACCCAAAAACACACCACATGGCGTGGCAGTAGTGGTGCCGGTGTCTTTTTCAATAGTTCCGTCAGCTACGCGCTTTACCAAATCGCCGTAGAAAATATTAGTGGCATAACCACTTGCAATTTCCATTAGACGAGTTGATCCTGCGAATACCTGACCACCGATCAAATTGACCGGTTTTAGCCCGTAGGGGGCTGATACAGTCGGATAAGCCATATTTAACTCCAAAGATTAGATTACTATTTTCCAGTGCCAAAGGTCGTCGTAGATTTCTTCTCATTAAAGAGAGGCATCCGTGGGTCACTTTGACGCATTAAACTTTGGTCTACAGACTCCATTTGGTTTTCGGCCTGATGCTGGTAGTGACTATTACGTTGATCTACCAACTCTTCTGGTGTCTTGCATAACAAAAGTGCACCGATCTCAATATTGTCTTTAAAACGACTAGCTGGATCGATTAGCAGTTGAAATTTTGGTTGCTCCTCAATCTTTACTGGCTCCCACCCTTCACGCATTTTCGCTGAAAGATTACGTGGGTCTGCATTTTGTAAAGTTGATACGCGAATCCATCTGTACGCAAAACCGGGCTGCTTATCTGGTTCAGGCAAAAGCTCAGGTGGTGCCCACTGCTTTGGGCGTTCCTGACTGGCACGGGTTCCAAGTTCTCTACTCAATTTGTTTTCAGCCATTATTGGCCTCCATTTGTTAAAAGTTTTTCACGGGCGTAGCGCTCAGGGGTAACTCCCAGTTTCTTGGCAATAGCCAATTCTGACTGCTTAAGCACAACTTTCTTGGAAGCGGTGCTACGTGTCGCAGGAGCAACTACCGTGGCGGATCTTTCAGTACGTCCAGCAGGTTTAGTTTCCGCTTCAGACGTTTCATCTTGAAAATAGTCTGGGAATCTGCGACGCATAGTGCTATCGACTTTTTCCCAGTATTCGTTCGTTGAGGGGTAATTTTCCCCGTGTTCCTTGACCAATTTTTGATGTAGTCCAAGTGCTAGACTGGTCATTTCCTCGTCCTGACCGAACCATGTATTGCGCTGTTGCCACGCAGTAGCTCTTGGGTCAGGGCGAGACACTTGTACTTCTGGTTCGCTTTGTACACTATCTTTGTCATCTTGTAAAGAGGGAACATATTCTTCTGCTTTACGAAGTTTATAGTTAGCGTCAGAAATTTTCTGTTGCGCCTCTATTAACCTATCAGAATCGCCGTTGTCATAAGCATCTTTATAGGCTTTTTTAGCTGCGTCTAGTTCTAATTCTGCGGCACCTTTATAGGTGTCTAGGAAGGTTTTCTCCCCAGCAGTTAGCCTAGATTTTAGCTTTTCATTCTCTTTAAGTATACGTTGCGCATACGCAATAGCTTCTTGCTGTTCACGCTGAACCCGTTCTTTCTCACGGCGCTCATCATGCCAGACCTTCTTCATCTGAATTAGCTTTTTCTTAACTTTTTCAGAATAGTCTTCTAACTCGTCTTTGTCTAGTTCGTCCACAACCTCTTTAGGAAGCGGTTCACGACCACGATCATCTTCAGGAGTATCGTCAATAATATCAAAGTCTACGTCTTCAACATTATCTTTAGCCTCGACTTTGCCACCTTCTTTGGCTTCTATTTCATCGGGGAACTCAAATTCTGTTTTCTCTATCTCTGCCATATTTACCCCCTTATGCGCGGCTAATGCCACGTGGATCGTCAACAACAGCCTCAATGGTGTCGTCGTTTAAAAGTCGGAACTCGCGTCCGTGTATTTTCAATCGTGTACCGCTATTTGGTCTTGCAAGCACAAAATCGCCTTCTTTACACCAAGGTCCGGTCGGGAACTTATCCTTATCCTTGTACGCATCTGGACCAATCTTGACTACAAAAAATACCGTAGCTAAGACTTCTTCAAACCTGCGTGTTTCGTCTGATTTAATAATGCCGCTTTCAAACTTCTCT